AATCTAAGTTATACGCTTTCTCGATTAATTCCATAATACCGTAATGGCTTTTAATGCTTTTTAAACCTTGTACGGTGCTTAATTCGTTTGCTCCCCAGCTTGACAAGAAAGAGTATTCCATTAACTTGTATTCGTTAATAACCGCCTTGTTTTTAGCGTCTCTTTGTAAAACTTGGTAACCAATACTCAATTCAGCATTTAAACCGCTCTCGTGCATCAATTTTACGTCTGTGAACATGTCTTTACCTAATGGCTTGTTCATGTTGAATTGAGACGTAGTTAATAATCCGTAAGGATCATTTGCGTTTATTTCCAAAGGTACTCCAATCATCATCGTTGGATTGTGGTCCTTTAAAACTCTAATTCTTTTGAAATTCTCTGTTACTGTCTTATTGAAAGAACCTGGAGCCGAAATGTCTCCGTCTGAGTCTTTAAAGTTATAAGCGTTTGCATAAGCAACTACAATCCCTTTATTCTCGTCCAAGTCTTTCAAATCATAAGACAATTGTTTAAATTTAAAATTTTCCATTTTATACGTAAATTAAATTTGTTTTATTAGATCTTTCTCCTCTTAACATTTTATTTATGTGTGCCTCAGAATATCCAATTGATATAGAGGCTTCTTTACACCCAAAATAAAATATGCCTGTACTTTGATCTAAAATTATTTTTATACTTCTTTTGGTTTTTGCTATTGACATTTTGATTCTTGACTCAATAGATGGTTTTTTACCTTTGTTACTAAAAGAAATTTTATTCTTTTGTTCTTGGCTCATTTTACCATAAACCCTACCATTTTTAATATTTTCTTTTTGTTCAAAATTTCTTTTTAAACCTATTCTTGAAATTCTTGACTTTTCAATTTCTTCAAAAGTTCTTTTTCTATTAGAAATTTTAAATTTTGTTTGCTCATGTAAATTGCCACTTTTATCTTTTGTATTTGTTAGTTTTAAATTTAAACCATTTTTACCTAATACATTATAAAAATCTTGCCAATATCTTTCACGTTCATTTAATAATTTTATATCGCATTCTTCTAATATTTCAAAAATATGATTTTCAAATCCATATTTAGTAAATGAATTACATAATTTTGTTTTTAATTTAGACCGCTTATGTTTTATCCATCTATATTGTATATCTACACTTTGACCTATATAAATACGATTACTTGGACTTGTTATTTTATATATTCCAATCAATCTTTTTATTTTTTAAATATAATATTCCCGTCTTTGTCTTTTTTTGCCTTAAAGGCTATCGTACATCTGCAATTTATAACCTGAGCGGCTGTTCCTTTTGGATCGCCTGGGTATTGCAATTGGCTTCCGTCATTCATTATAAACGGATCGTTAAAATCAACAATTTGTCCGTTTTCTAATCTGTGGTCCTTTCTGGTCCTGTCGTCTTTTGCTGCAATCCATTCCTTTGTCATTTCAAAGTTAGATTGTGATGCTGCTCGCATTGCTGCGTAAGCTGAAGCGAAAGTTGTTTCCGTTCTCGCTATTCTCAACGCTTGCCATTTATAAAACTGTTGTGACCTTTGCACTATTTCATAAATTGCGTTTTGTAAATTTATTAAAGACGTGTCATTCTTTAATTTATCCTCAATCGCTTTTATTATGTCCTCAATTAACGTTCCTCTTACGCTTACTATTTTAGCTCCTCCCTCTCCGGACAAAAATACTAAAATATCTTGTAAAAAAGAATCTGAAAACAAAACGTTCTTTGTTGTGCGTTCTATTTCCTTTTTTATTCTTTTGTTGTAGTCGTATCCTACTGTCGTGTAAATGTCAACGAACATCTCTTTAATCTTATCCTCTGTAATATTAGAGTAAACTAATATTTGATAATTTGATAAAGATATATTATTTAAAGGAATTTCCCCTAAAATCTTTTTGATGTGCTTTTGCACAACTCTGTACGCTTTCCGTTCGTACATATATTGCAATCGCTCCCAGTTTATCATTAAATAGTATTTGCAGCATCAAAAGCCGTCATTGAAACGTCTGTAATTCTTTGCTTATTGCTATCAACCCAAACTGTATCCATTCCGTCCTCAATAATCATATCATATTTAAGAGCGTGACGAACTTCGTTTGGAGTTAATGGTGCTTTACTTAACCATTCCATTTTTTTAGACATATCCTCTTGCATTTCTGGTAAGTCGTCAACATCCCACTCAATTACAGCGTTCTCGTATCCTTTGAACTTTTTAATAAAGTTTTTATTTAAAGAGTCTTGTAATAAAGTAAGATCCGGTAAAATATTATCCGTAATGGCTTGTTTACGAGCTTGGTTTGTGTCGGTGCTTCCTAATTTAGATTTTCCGTCATTATTCAATAACTCATCCGGCCAGTTTAAAACGTTGCAAATTGCTTTTTGGTCAAACTTTAAATAATCAAACGGTTTTAATTCGTCTGTTGTCAAAGATATTCTTGTAAATGCTAATTCCCCACTTGCTCCAGCAATTCGGCTTAATCTCTCCGGACTTGCATCCATTTCAACTAAACGCTCTTTTAAACTGTTAGCCTGATCAACTGACAAAGGAGTTCCTTTACCATGAATAAAACCAAAAGCTCCTCCATTTTGCAAAGTTTTTACATTTAGGTCAATTCCACTATTAGAACTATTTATGTTTCTTAAAGCGGCTCTTAATGGCGACATACCGTATAAGTGTGATCCTGAAAGGTCAAAGTTTGGATTTGAATATTTAATATGAATTATATCCTTAGCCATGAATTTAATCATTGTGTTGCCCTCAATCAAAACATAGTGATCAATAGGACTTTCAGTGCTTAACATATTAGCCTTAGGTTTTAATACAATTTGCATTAAGTGAGCTGGCAAAACATATAATTGAACTGGCACTCCTGCGTTTGCTCCATCTTCCGGACTTAACAAATAAAAATAACAGTTTCCTGTTAGTTTCATATAAGTTTTATACAAAGCCCAAACATCGCTCCACGTCTGAGTTGTATTCGGTTGCTCCAATGGGAAAGCCAAATCAACCTCATCGTAAGATTTCTTTTGTAGGTTTGCTTTTTTGATTTGCTGTATAAAGTCAAAATTTCCAGCAGTTGCCCGTTGGAAATTCTTTAATTTTTTGTAGCTTTCTTTATCATTTACAATTTTAACCTCGTAAGGAACCGAAACTGTTTTAGTTGCCATTTGAGTAATACAAGCGAAAACGTCTGGGTTTGTATTGTATCCTTTATTGATATAAGTTTTATTGTCTACATCATAAGATGTATAACCTGCTCCTAAATAGCTAAAAAATGCTTCGTTATAAACATTTTTTCCCATTAACTTGCCTGTTAAATTTTGGAGTATATTGTTGATTGTCTCTTTCATACGTCAAAGATATTAAAAAAAAAAATATTAAAACGTAAAAAATGTTTGTTCAAAACAAAAATACATTCTCATCATTAATGCGTCACTATAATCTGGGGACCTCCCAATCGATGCTTTTACCATTTCTTTTGATATTATTCGGAGCTTTCCATCACTGTCAATCTTATCTCTTTTGACCATTTCGAGCTCCTTTGTTATGTCGTCAATTATTGTTTGTTCCTGGCACTTAATATAAATTTGATCGCTTTGTATTAATTCCGCTAATTTAAAGTAACATTGAGTTTTTAAATTTTGGTATTGTACAATTTGATTTTCTACTAATAAAGGCTTTGAATTGTTTATAAATCCTTTGCAACCTTTCAGCATATCAACAACTCCTCCTCCAACTCCGTCTTCGTCAATTATTACGTTTGACATCGTTACTTTGTATTTGTTTGCCAACTCTCTTATAAGCTGAGCAATTTCTACAATTGAGGATTTGTTTAACGAAACTATATCGACAACTCTAAAACCTGACCAAACGCAAATAACCATTTTATCCGATCCAAAACGAGCTATATCCGCACTGATATACATTTGCCCACCCTCAATAAATTCGTTTGTAAAAACGTTTTGTATTTTGTCAAAATCAATAAGTTTTGACGGATCGTTATCGTATTCCCAGTTTCCGTAATATAAACGTTGTTTACTATTCTCGTCAAGTGATAAAAGAGACTCTAAATAAGATTCTGGTAAATGTGGATTATCCTGAGGTAAAGCCTGAATAAACTTTTTATCTATTTCAATCGTTCCGTTCTTTTGTTTTATGTAGAATTGATTATAAACCCAATTCTTTGACGGGTTGCACGTTCCTAATAACTTAGGGATTAAATTGTACTCATTTAACTTGTATCTAATACGAGATTTTAGAATTTGCCAAGCCTTGTGGCTTATTTGATTACACTCATCAACAAAAGCTCCGGTTATCTCCAACGAACCTAAGCTGTCAAAGTTTGGATCGGCCGGATACAAAAATAAATCCTTGAGTAGGATTTCGCTTTTGTTATTCCAAGTGATTACTCCGGATTGTGAGTTATAGTGATATTGGTTTGATAATTCGAGTTTTGTAGTAAGCTCAAAGAAAGTATTTAAGGTTGTTTCTTTTAATGCTTTTAATTTAGCTCTCCCCATTAACCAACGAGTTCCTGGGTATCTTTGTGATTGTTCAATTAGCCAAAGAATACCTAAAGCGGATTTTCCACCTCCAGCAGCACCTCCGTAAACAATCTCTTTGGTTTGGTTATCTTTTAAATAATAAACTGCGTTTTCCTGTTTACTAATTAGCTTCATTCGGTTTTATTCCCTCTCCTAAGTTAATAACTTGTATCTTTTCCCCTCCGGTTGTATGGTCGTTATATTGCATTGAAAGTTTTTTCAATTCCTCTGGAGTTGCTATCAATTTCATTAAAGCCATTTGCAAAGCTGGAGCGTTTGATTTGTACCATTTTGAACGCATTGAAACCTTTAATTCGGTGCGGTTTTGGTTTAATAATTCTTTTAGCTCGTTCATTTCGTTCGTGTCAGGAGCGAAAAATTCATAGAAAGCAGTTTTTCCACAAGGTAAAAAAGCAACTATATCTTCAATAAAAAATAGCTTGTGCTTTACAATCATTTCCTTAGCCTGTTCAAATATTTTTTTCCTATCGTATGCCATTATTCAAATTCATTCGTTACTACTCCATTGCGTTTGATAGTCAAACTTGGATCAAGTTTAATCATTCTCTTTACAATTACATCGCAATACTTTGGATCAAGTTCCATTAAAAATGATTTTAATTTTTTTTGATGTGCTGTTACCATTGTGACACCACTACCTCCAAAAAAATCTGCAATTGTATTAATATCTTTTTTTGTTTTTTCAATACACCATTCAACTAAAGATACTGGTTTTTGAGTTGGATGTACTCGGTTAGTTTTTTCACTCGCTTGAGTAAATTGCCTTACAACTGATCGGATATTACTCCAAGCTAACTCGCAATCAGTTTGGTCTGAACCTCCGTTATTTTTATCCCATACTAACCAACATTCACTATCTGGCAAACAATTAGAGTAATAATTTGCACCCCACCAAATATGAATTGATTTGTCAAATAAAGAATAAATTAAATTAAAACTATCTTTTGCAACATCAGTATTGTCGTCGCCTAAAATGTCAGTATTGTAATTTTTACTTAATACACCACTTTTACTGACAGCATTCATTCCATAAGGAGGATCAGTATGTATTAAATCAATGTTGTTTTTTTGTATTAATTTATCAATATCATTTGAATCAGTAGCACTTCCACAAAGTAAACGATGCTCTCCTATTTCGTATAAGTCTCCTAATACTGTAATCGGTTCTTCTGGAGGTGTTCCGTCAAAGTCATCCTCTTCAGCTTCTAAAACTTCGTCTGTTTCAAAGTTTGGAATATCAAGTCCCCACTCTTCAAGTTGTTCAACGTCCCATTCGCTTGCCAACATTTCAAAATCCCATTCGCCACCACTTGTATTATCTTTAATTAAAAACTCTCTTTGTTGCTCCTCTGTTAGATTGTCGGCTACTATTACTGGTATTTCTTTTAATCCAGCTTCCTTACATGCTTTGAATCGCATATTACCTCCAAGGATTACCATATCGCTATTAACTACAATTGGTCTAATATCTAACATCTCTGGAAACTCTTTTATTGATTTTACCAGCTTTTCAAATTTGTCATCTTTTATTAAACGTGGATTGTTTGGGTTGAGTTTTATCTCACTGATTTTAAATTTCTGCATGTGAATTGATTATCGTTTGTTTATTGTATTGTATTTCTGTAATGCGTCTCCTTTATTCACTAAGTTATAAATTCCAAATTTAACCGGTCTTCCATGTTTGTTAAGAACGTGATTAAAATTGCACTTTACATCTATTTCGTTGTCGAGTCTTAATTTTGAAATGATTGCTGTAATATTTAAGC